CTATTGAAGATAATGCTGAAAAAACAATAGAAGCGTCTAAAAAAGCAGGTGCAGCAGTAACACAAAGATATGATGATGAAATAAAACTTGCTAATGCAGCCGGAAAAGATGTTACTACACTTGAAATCAAAAAACAAGAAGCTGTTATTGAAACTGCGAGAGTTCAAGTTAATGCATTAAAAGCTGTTTATGAAGCGAATGGAACTTTAACTAAAGCTCAAATGGAGCAATTAGAAACTTTAGTAACAACAATTCATAATGCCGAAGTTGAAATTAAAGCTAAAACCATTGCTAACGAAAAGAAAACATCTGATGAAAAAGTAAAAATAAATAAAGAGTATAATGATGAACATAAAAAAATAGAAGAGGATAAATTAAAAGAAAGTGGTAAAGCTTGGATGGCTGAATTAAAAGCTAAAGAAGAAGCAGAAGATGCTAAAATAGAATTAGAAGAAAAATCCTCTTTAGAAAGTTATAGAATAGAACAAGAAAGAATAAAATTATCCGGAGAAGCTTGGATGGCTAAATTAAAAGCTAAAGAAAAAGCAGAAGATGATAGAATTACAAAAGAAGAATCTGATTCATTAAAATCAGTTCAGGATGCAAAAAATAGGCAAGATTCTATGTTCGAAATTGCTAAAACTTCAAATGACTCTTTAATTGCTTTATCTGATTTATTCTTTTCTGTAAAAATGGCAAATACAAGAAAGGGAAGTGCAGAAGAAGAAAAAGCAGCAAGACAACAATTTAAAATTAATAAAGCATTAGCCATTCAATCTGCTGTAATATCAGGTATTCAAGGTGTTGTTAATGCTTTATCAGCTCAATCAGTTGTTCCTGAGCCATTTGGAACAATTTTAAAAGTTGCAACAGCTGTTTCAGTTGGAATTGCTGCCGCGACAAATGTGGCAAAAATAGCGGCAACTCAATTTACGCTTAATGGTGGAGGAGAAAGTTCAGGAGTTGCTGTACCAGCTTCTCCTTCATCAGCATCGCCAAATGCATCAGGTGCTTTTACTGGAAATGAATTACAAAAAATTGGTTCAACAAATTCATCAAGTACAATAAATAAACCATCAAAAGTTTATGTAATTAGTCAGGATTTAACAAATCAACAAAATTCAGATGCAGTTTTAGAGAGAAGAGCTAATTTTACTCCTTAATTATGGTATAATATATTCAATATATGTATAATTATTTGAAGAATTTGATGTTTTTACTTTTTTTTCATCATAATATAAATCAAAACTTATTGCATTATAATTTAAATTTTCCTTGGTTGAAAAAAATATAGTATCATTACTTTGAACTTTGAAATATTTATTAAATCTAACGGGACCATCAAGAGCTAAATTATTGTATGGAATATAATATATTGCACTAGGAATTGTATCAAAATAATAATTTAGATTTGAAGAATGATAATGAATTGAATTTTTAATATATAATGTTAATTCAGGATTTCCATAATTATGAGTCAAATTCCAATTACAAGGTAATAAATAAATAAAATGTTGAATCTGATTCATTTGTGCAATTTCTGTTTTTTTACAAGAAGTTGATAATACTAATAGTACTACAGTAATTATTTTAAAAAATACTTTTTTCATAATTTAAGTTTTAAGTTTTTTATATTAAACGAAATAATAATTATAATGTTACAAATATACTAAAAAATCACTTTTATATTTATAATTATGAAAGAAAAAGATAAAATTGAAAAATTACGCACAGTTGAATTTGTTATTGATGATGCTGAAGGTTCTATTTTAGGAGATTTATCTCTTATTTCTATTGTACGTGACCCAGCAATTGAAAAATCATTTCATTTATTTTCAAAAGAGAAAGAACATTCATTTGCAAAAATAGATTTTGAAAAACAAATTATTGTCGGTCCGGCTATGACAGCAAATAAAAACATTCTTCGATACAACAAAGAAACAGACACTTATTTTAACTGTTTTTTTTCAGAAGAAACTGTTGTAAAATGCTCAGAATTATTTTTTAAGAATTCAAATCACACAAAAACATCACTTGAACATTCAGAAGTACTTGGCCAAAACCAAATAAAAGATGCTTATGTGACTCAATCTTGGATTGTTCAAGACCCAGCTAAAGATACAGCCATAAGCTACGGCTTTACTCCATCTAAAGGAGATTGGTTTATTGCAATGAAGATAGAAAGTCCAGTTCTTTGGAATATAATAAAGACAGAAGGTTTTTCAGGATTTTCCATTGAAGGAGATTTTGCGGAAAAATTCTCTCATATATTTAAACAAGTAATATCCCCTATAAATATTGAATCTAAAATAAAAGAAATAGTATATAACAAGGATATAAATGATATCCAAAAAGAAATTGAAATTAAAAAATTACTTTAATTGTACAAAAAACACACAATTATATTTATTATTATAAATTAACGCAACGCAACCAATATGAGTTTAATTGATAAAATCAAATTGCTTTTTGAAGCAGAAAAAACACCACAAGAAACAAAATGTGCTGATGTTAAAACTAAAGATGGTTTAATATTAAGAGTAGATGGAGAATTGAAAGAAGGTTCTATTGTTTCTCAATTATCAGAAGATGGTTCAGTTCAAATAGTAGGAGCTGCTGATTATGAATTAGAAGATGGAAGTATAATTTCAACAGACGGAACAGGTGCAATTATAAAAATTGTTGCTCCGGAAGTTCCAGAAGAAGAAATGGCAGAAGAAACTCCAGCGTTAGAAACTCCAGTAACTGAAGCTCCTGAAACTGATAAGATTACGGCAATCGAAACAAAATGTGCAGAACTTGAAGCAGCAATAAATTTACTTTCTGAAGAAATAAAAAAATGTATTGACATGTGTAATGCAGGTGGAATGCAAATGGAATCAGAAATGAAAGAAGTTACTAAAGAAAATAAAAATCTGAAGAAACAAGTAAAAGAATTAAGTGCAGAACCTGCAACTCCTGCTGTAAACTTCAAAAAAGTTGAAGCAAAAGAAGAAGTAAAACAAACAAAAAAATCAACAACTTTTAATAGAATTGTTGAAATTAGAGAATCAAAAAATAACAAATAAAAATATTGGTCACGAAGACCAAACAAACAAATAACAATTTAAAACATAAATTATGTCATTAAACGTATCAGCATTATCAACCTACACAGATCAAATATCTGGAAAATTGGCTAAAGAAATTCTTTTAGCTTCAAACACAATAAAAGGCGATATCGTCGCTATACAATACGGTGCCATCGGCAATGCCGTACAATTAAATTCAATCAAAAGTACAATTTTAGGAACAACTGCTGCTTGTAGTGCTTTTGCAACATCTGGAAGTACTGTTATTGGTGCGACTACAGTTACGCTCTGCCCAGTTAAGTTCGAAGATTCTGTGTGTATTGATACATTAAATAAGTATTACTTATCATTTATGGCTCAATCTAAATTTAATACTGAAGATCTTGGGGCTTTCGAAGATGTTTTTGTTTCTAATAAAGTAGAAGCAACAACTAAAGCAATTGACCAAATGGTTTGGAGAAGTGCAACCGCTGCACCAAATTATGCAGGTTCCGCTGCAACAACTGGAAATTTAGTTCTTTGTAATGGTTTCTTAGAAGCTGGTTATCTTGCTTCTGCATCAACAGTAAACGTAGCTAAAACAGCAATAACTGTTTCTAATGCTTATGTAATCGTAGACGATATTTTAACAAGCGTAGCAGCTAATGCTTCTGTGCTACTAGATGAATTTAATCTTTATCTTTCTCCTGCAGACTTTCAATCATATTTATCTTCGTTAAGAAGCTTAAATTTATACAATTACAATACTCAAGCTGAAGCTACAACAAATATTCTTCACCCAGGAAGTATTGGAATGCATATTGTTAAAACTAACGGTATGGATGGTGTTGCCAGCGGAACAGCTTTGGCAACCAAAAAAGAAAATATCGTTCTTGTAATTTCTGACGAGTCAGATTTAAATATGGACATATGGTTCGAGAAAAATGCAGATGCAATTCACACTCGCACAAAAATTCGTGTAGGTACTGGATTCGTATTTCCAGAACTAGTTGTTGTAATAAGATAACAAAAATTAAAAAAGACAAAACAAAGAATGGCGAGTTGAGAAATTGGCTCGCCATTTTAAATATAAATAAACAATATTAATAATTAAAAAACTATGAGTTGCATATTCACAACAGGTTATTCACTAGGTTGCAAAGATAATTTAGGCGGAGTACAAAAATTTTATATAGGAAATTTTTCTGCTGTTACATCTTTTTCAGTCGGTTCTGATAATATTATTACCGGCGGAACATCTGTTCCAACATTTTATACTTTTGAGCAAAGAAATGAAGTTGGAGAATATAAAGAAGACGGCGCACATAGCGTCGAAAATGGCACAAATTATTGGACTCAAATTGCTTCCCTTACACTTTATAAAAATCAAGCGAGTGTCAGAGATTTGCTTTTAGTTCTATCACAATCAAGATTACAAGTTCTTGTTCTTGATCAAAATGGAAAATACTTTATGATGGCTGAACAAAATGGAGCTGATTTAACTGCAAGTTCTATTGGATTAGGAAAAGCGTATGGCGATTTAAATGGCTCCACTTTTTCTATTACTGCCAAAGAACCATCTCCTGCTAGGGAGGTATCAAGTACTTACGTTGCAACTCTTTCAATCGTTTAAATCTTAATTGATTAAAATTTAAGCCAGCTGTTTAAAATCGTCTGGCTTTTTTTATTAATGTACATTGGAGTTCTTTTTATATTTATTAATATATTCTTGAATTAAATCGATTTATTATGATTTATTTAAACAAATCTGCTACAACAAATGTAATTTTAACTCTTTCCGAGCTAACAACTTTAACAGGTAGTACTTATTATCTTTTTAATTTTATTTCAGATGATAATCAATCATCAATGTTTTTCACTGCTCCTGATATAAGTTCAAATACTGAACGATATAATGAATTTTCAATAACAGAAGGACCGGCTGTTACTCAAAATTTAACAGCTGGAACAATACATTTAGAAATACCTGGCTATTATCAATATAAAATTTATCAAATGACTGGTCAAACAAATATTGATTTATCAGGAGTAACATTAAGTAATGCAAATTCTGATGGTTATATTGAATCTGGTAAAGTTTTATTATCCGGAAGTTCTCTTTATAATATAACAACACAATATACTGGTGCAACAAGTTTATATATTTATAATTAATTATGGCAAAAAGTACAAAAGAAAATACAGAAAAACAAAAGGATGATAACTTCTTATTTTATTCCTATGAACGCGGAGTTTCAAAAACTCCTGAGTTTAAAGAATTCTGGAGAAATAATCAGCCATGGGTTAATTTTGGATTAGATAATTTATACCCTCAAGAATTGATTCGTCTTTATTTAGATTCAAGCTCATTACACACCGCAATGATTAGAAAAAAAGGGAATATGACTGCAGGTAATGGTTTTAAAACTGATGGCCTAAATGGATTAGCTCTTAATTTTTTAGCTAATAGGTTTGGTAATATGACACTTGATGAAATTGTTGTAGCTACAGCCTTTGATTTACATTTATTTGGTGGCTTTTATCTAAATGTTACATTTAGTAAAGATGGAAAATCCATTTCCAGAATTCAACATTTACCTTTCGAAAAAGTAAGAGTTGCAAAACCAATTGATGGTGATGAAATTAATGAAAAAAATTATTATGTAAGCAGAGATTGGGAGTTTTATAGAAGAGAAGAAAACACACCGGTAAAAATGGTTGGTTTTAATCCTCTAAAAGCAGAAGAATTTCCTAATCAAATTCTTTTTGTTCGACAATATTCCCCAAATGCAGAGTACTATTCTTATTGTAATTATACAAGTTCTTTGAATTGGATAAAATTGGCTTTTGAAATTAACGTTTTCCATTTGAGATCAATTCAAAATAATATGAATTCAGGTTTAATTATTATTAATAAAAATGGTATTCCTCCAAAAGAAATGAGAGAGCAACAATATCAAGAGCTACGCAAAAGATATTCTGGTGCCGAAGCAAGTGGAGATATCCTTATGGTTTATGCAGAAAATGCAGATAAAGCACCTGAATTCGTACCTATGCCTAACAATGGCAGTGACCAACGCTTTAAAGATTTAATGACTCAGGTTAATGAAAATATAAGAATAGGCCACGATGCATCATCTATTGTGGCAAATATAGAAACGTCTGGAAAACTTGGAGCAAGAACAGATATTCAAGATTCGTATGATATGTTTCAAACTACGAACATCGCTCCTGCTCAAAAGATTATTTGTGATGCAATAAATAAACTTGCTATATATAATGGAATAGCTCCAACATTTGAATTAAATAAATATAATTTATATTCAACTACGATTAATCCTGCAGACCAAAAAATGTATTTAGAAATTAAAAAACAAGAATAATTATGACAGATAGCATATTCATTACTCTAGATTACCTAAAAGCCAATACTAATATACAAGCAAATGTTGATGGTATGACTATACGTCCATTTATTGTGCTAAGTATGGATAAATATATTCTGCCATGTCTTGGTACAGAATTATATAATCGTTTGATTACAGATGTAAAATCCAATTCCCTTTCCGGTAATTACTTAACTCTTATGCAACTGTATGTTCAACCAACATTAGCTCAATACACATTATATGAAGCACTTCCTTTTATTAATTGGCAAATAACCAATAAAAGCGTTCTAACAAAAAACAGTGATAATTCGAATGCTGCTTCAATGGAAGAAATTGTTTATTTACAAGCAAAAATTTTAAACAACGCAAGCTATTACGCACAAAGATTTATAAATTATATGAAGGCCAACTATACTTTATTTCCGGAATTAGTTAACGACCCTTCAGACTGCTCAACGATTTTCCCGGAACGTACACAGTACTTCGGCGGCTTGCACATAGCTGGTTTGCCATACGAAGACAGAAATAACAACAATAACAATTGCAATAACTTTTGTAACAATTTTTAATTATGACAGAGCAGATAAATATTTTAGCAATATCAATAAAGAAATCTTTTCTATCAATTTATGGAATAATTATAGCTTTTTTGATGCCAATTATTCCTTTAATTATAATTGTTGGAGTAGCTATTTTCGTTGATAGTATTTTTGGAATACTACGTGCAAATAAAGTAAAAGAGCCAATTACCTCAAGAAAATTTTCTAAAATAATAAGTAAAATGGTGTTATATCAATCTGCTATTATTCTTGCTTTTGCAGTTGAAAAATTCATTCTTGGTGATATTATAGGACTTTTCACATCCATTCCTTTTATTTTAACAAAAATAGTTACTACAACGTTACTTTTTATCGAAGCCACAAGTATAAATGAGAACTATTTAGCTATATCCGGAGTTTCGATTTGGAAAAAATTTAAAACACTTTTGAATAGAACAAAAGAATTTCAAAAAAATATAAAAAAAATAACAGATGGCGAGTAGAGATAAAAAAGACTTAGTTTTTAAATTAGCAACTGCATTTGATTTTTCATTGAAAAAATGGAAAGAAATTTATTCAAATGAGCCGGTGCCTTTTTTAGTATGCACTTATCGTTCTCCTGAAGAACAGGATGAATTATATAAAATAGGAAGAACAATTAAAGGCAAAAAAATAACAAATGCAAAAGGAGGACAAAGTAAGCATAATACTAATCCTTCTACAGCTTTTGATATCGCATTTTTAACTTTTGATAAAAAATTAGATTGGAATCCAAAATTATTCAAAAAATTTTATGAAATAATAAAAGAAATAGATTCTGATGTAAATTGGGGAGGTAATTTTAGTTCATTTAAAGATTTACCTCATTTCGAATTATAGTAAAAAACACCGACCATTAAAGAACATTTTTCTGGCCGGTGCTTAAAAATAAAAGATAACTATTGCTTTACAAAACTGTATAATTTATAACACCACTATTATCAGTATAATAATAATGATTATTTATAACTATATTTCCATCTTCTTTTAAATATAAATTATAATTTGCTCCTCCATAAACTTGATTACTTATATGACAAAAAATAACATCACCTTTTTTTGCTGAGAAAGTTATTAATTGGGGAGATGAATTAACATAACCGATTTTAATTTGATTACCTCCATTAATTGTATAATATCCAGGAGTATTTGCTCTTGTTATTTCAATTTCCATAGTATGAGTAGGAACTACTACTATTTTTTCTTTTTTACAAGAAGATAATAAAAAAATTATCATTCCCAACATTAAAATGTACTTTTTCATTTGATTTAAGATTTAAGTTAAAAAACTAAATGATTTTCATTTAATTGACGACAAAGATAGTAAATTTTTTTCAATAAACCAAAAAAAAATAAAACCTGCATAAAATGAGTGACTAAATCTGCAGGATTTTACTTTTTTATAACCTGATAAAGCAGGATTATTTCATTATATAAATGACTAATTCTATAATTAATCCCAAAAAAGCACCTAAAATAAATGCTGTTATTTCACTTTTAGTTATTTTCATTTTGTTTGTTGTTATTTTCTTTTATTGCTTTTTCCATAAGTTCAAATAAACATTCTCTTATTATGTATGATTGGTTCCAGCCATTGTTTTTACACAATGCTCTCCACATAAGATATCTTCCTCTGTCTTTTATATCGATATTTATTTGTGTACGTTCTTTCTTTTTTTCTTCGAAAGTATAATCGTCATAGTTCATTTTTACTTAATTTCTTGGTTTTGTCGGTAAGTTATCTAAAAAGTCACTAAGTTGTTTTTGACGTTCCATCATTTTAATTTCAAAATACTCTGTTTTTATCTTTTCATTATACTTTTCAAATATTACTATCCGTGTTTGAATATATTCTTTGTTTCAAAATAAAATACTCTGTTTTTATCTTTTCATTATACTTTTCAATCTTTTCATTATACTTTTCAAATATTACTATCCGTGTTTGAACGAGATTTTTAAAATCTTTTTTTGTTTCAAAAAAACAGTTTAATGGTATATCACTACAGTTATTCATTTTTTTTATTATAAATAGTTAAGGAAAAAGTTAAATCAGAATTATTTTAAATTATTTTTTCAACTAAAACCTTTCTTTTAAGATATTCAGTTAATCTGGTAATATAAACACATACCATTTCTGTATTTTTTTCTTCAATATCATCTATTTCATTACTATCAAGGTTATATTCAACAACATCAACAATAAACTTAACTGACTCTCCCATTTTATAATCATCAATATAAGTTATATGTTCGCAATAAGGGAGTGAAATTTTAATTATCTCTCCTTTTTTAGGAATATAAGAAGATTTATTCTTCACAGCAATCAAGCAGGAATTTTGTTTATCAAGCGAGAGGTCATAATAACACACATCTATCATAATTTTTAGTTTTATCGTTTATTTATAAATAGTACAGGAAAAAGTAAAAATTATTATTCTCTATTTGGATAAAAATATTTACTAATAAAACGACCCAATTTTTTTCTATCTTCATCTAAAAGAGATTTTTCTTTTAAATATATTGCACTGATTATTTCAGAAAACTTCTTAATTCGTGAAATTCCAACTAATCTGGATAATGATTCAATTGAATATTTTTCATCAAACTTATCTTTAAGATAGTTTAGCCTTGTTTTTGATATTTCTTCTTCAGTCATTATTCTATTAAATAGACAACAAAATTATTGATTAGGTTTTATTTATAGGATTTTACTGAGTTAGTTCTATTAACGTGTTAATAAAAATATTTATTTACAAATGATTAACGTTTTGGTTGAAATATTGACTTTTTCATTTAAAAATTTATGTTTAACCCAGTATTTATTTTTTTATATACTATTTACTAATACTAAACAGAACTAAAAATTCAGTTTCCTGGGTTTCCAGCGGAGTAATTACCGTTGGTTTACCTACCCAGGCACAAAAACAAAAAGGTTAAAAAACAATTAAAAAGGTAAATAAAAATGGAAACACCAACATCTGGCAATATTGCCACAAAAACCACAAAAAAATCTAAAACAAACCTAAAGGGTTTTACTAAAGTTCCTAACTCAATCTTAAATAATAAAACTTTAAGTCTTGAAGAAAAAGGATTACTTTCTATTCTAATTTCTAATTCAAAAGAATGGAAGGTTTTTATCACAGAAATCTATAAAAGAAGCACTAATTCTGAACTAATTCAGAGGGCAATTTATAACAAATTAATAGCTAAAAACTACGCAAAAAGAGTTAGAACTAAAAATGAAAAAGGGCAAATCCAGTGGTCTTTCGAGCTAAATCCATATAGCGATTTACCATCTATGGCTGAACCATCTATGGCTGAACCATCTATGGCTGAACCATCTATGGTAAATCGAGGTATAAATAAGACTAACTTAAATAATATTAATTTAAACAAGACTAACATAAATAATATTAACCTAAACAAGAAAATTGAAATTCCGGAATTTGAAGTTGAAATTAAAAAAGAAGAGCCAGTTGAATTAATTGAAAAAGAGATTTTAACTCCGGAACAGATAAGTGAAAAAAGAGCTGAAAAGTTTTTCGCAGGATTTATTGAAAAACATACAAGAGAAACAATTGATGCTTTAGAAACAAAACTTCCTTTATTCAATGAAATAAAATCGTATATAGATAAATCAAATACTATTAATTCAACAGATAAATCTATTTTAACAAAAAGAGTAAATAAACATATTTATAATTCAGCTGAAAAAAAAGAATTGGTTCAAGAAAATAAATATACAATAACTAAAAAAGAGCCTGCAATTGAAAATAATGTAATAAGAACAGAAGAATATATCTGGAATGAAGTAACTACTCAAAATCCACCTGAAATAATCTCTTCTTTATCTTTTGTAGAAAGGAATATTCTTTTCAATAAAATAATATTTGATATAGAAACAAAAGAAACAAGATTAAATACAAATGAAAGGCAAACTATTATTGCTGATATAAAAGTATACTTTAATCTTAATTCAACAGAAGGAGAAGTAATCTTAATTCAATAAAAAAGTAAATCTAATATTTGAATAAGAACTCGGCTTTTTCTCCGAAAAGCCGGTTCCATTAAAATTGTAGCAAAAAAAACAAAAGAACGGCATTAATTCAAAATTATTAGTGCCGTTCCTATTTTAAAACAAAACAAATTTCTTCCTTAACTTCAATAAGAAAAAAGGATTTTCCACCAGACACACAAGAACTATAAAAACAAATCTAACCTTCAATGGAATAATCCTATATCATTTGTTAGATAATCTCTTAAAACGCATAAAACCAACTAAACTTATATTTTCCTTTTTACTTCAATAAAAAATAAGTTTTTTTTTAACTTCAATGAAGAAAATCTTTTTCCCTTTTTTATTAACTGTCCTATAATTCTATTTAAATACAGTATTTCCGATTTTGTTAATAACCAACGACTTTGTTAATAGAATTGGATTTTACTTTTTCCTGTACTATTTAAGTAAAATGAAATACACTAAAGAACAACTTAAAGAATTAAACGAAGAAAATGTGAGCCTTGTAATAAAAAAGGATTTCGAAAAACTATTGTCTAAAAATAAGTGGTTCATATATAAAATAGCTAATGCACTTCATAATCCAGAATACCTTGATGACTTAATTCAAATGGGAAATATTGGACTTTACAATGCAATGCAAGATTTTTGTCCAGAAAAAGGAGTATATTTCATCACATACGCAAAAATACACGTAAGAGGAGAGATGTTAACTTGGTTAATGCAAAACAAAAGAACTATAAGAATTCCGCAAAACATATTATCAGATTATTTTAAAAAGAATAAAGAGTACTGTGCACCTAATCCAGAATCAGAAACTGAAGAAGAAGAACTTCCTATTTGTACTTCCGGACAAGAAATAATAGATGACATTACACAAGCTGAAGAAGAAGATACTTCAAGGGATTTTGATGTGTTATACCGAGCTATAAATAAACTTATAAAAAAAGAAGACTGGAAAATAATTTTATACTATAGATTTGGATTGTTTGGTTTTGAAAAATTAAAATCAACAAATGAAATAAGTAAAAAAATAGGAATATCAGATTCTCTTTGTAAATGGCGACTTAAAACTATGCTTGAATTATTAAAAAAGAACTCAAAATTAGCTAAACAATTTAAATAAACCAGCTTTTACTTTTTTATTTACTATTTACATAAAAAACAAAAACAATATGATAGATTTTTTTGATGAATCAGAATTAATTGGACAAAGTTTATTTGATAAATTAAAATTTATAAAGCCAGAAATAACCAAATCTGTGTACGAACAGAAAGGAAGTTGTAATGACGTAAAGCTCAGGAGTGGAAATACGTATTGCATGGCAGAAATAAAAGTCAGGATGGATTGTGATTTACACACTTCCGTTAAATATGGACCTTATTGTGAATTCATAAAGTTCGCAGCTATAAAACGCAAAGCGGAATCAATTATGCGTGCTAAAGATATTAAAATAAGGTTGCTTTATATTAATTTTACTAAAGATGGTGTGGCTATTTATGAATTAAAAGATATAAAAAAATATGTATTTGAATGGAAACTTTTACCCGAGTCTTCAGTCGATAAAACTTTAATCGATAAATATGTAGCAAAACTTAAAAATCCAATTGAAATAATAAAGTATTCGGATTACGAAATAGGAAGTCACGGTTCATTTAAAATATCAGAAAAGTAATTATGACAAATAAACAAATAAGAACTCTTCATAAAGCATATGATGCATATCTCGAAGAAAATAATGATGATAATGCTGGATGGATAGCGGAATTGCTTTTCCTTGAAAAATCCAAAGAATTTCTCGTTGAAGACTATATTACCCAACTGAAAAATCATTTTATTCATCTCCAGAATAGCGAACTAGACGAATGTTATGAGTTAAGTGCAAAAATATTTAAAGTAATTAATCAAAATGAAGCTGAATTTATAAAAATGTGCTATAAAACAAATTGGTTTTTACCGGTTATGGAAAAAGATATTTTAGATATAAAAACAGGACTTAACACAATGTATTTAAATAAATGAAAATAACTATAACAGCAAGCACTATTAATACTTTAACTGCAGATACTTTAACTAAAATGTTTTATTTAATATCAAATGATTCTTTTTATGAGGAAATACTTCATAAGTTTCTTCCTAAAAAAGATGAAAGAAATGAATTTAGACAAATGCTTCACTTATCTATATGTGAAATGCCAAAAGTATTAACTTATTGGAATAATGGTTTCTTTAAATGGATTTACATAAAAATGATTAAAAATAATGTATGCAGCTCAACAAGTCGTTGGCATTATCAAATGAGAAAAAAAGATGGTTTTGGTTTATACGAAGATATTGAAAACTTCCAAATAGAGGAAATAACTGAGGAAACTGAATTTGAAATTGAATTGCAGGATAAAATTCAAAATAAAATAAACCTAATTGACTCAATTGTTGAACAAAAAACAAAAGAAATTCCTATTCTTATACGAGACTTTAAGTTATTTAGAATGTATTATAACGAAAACTTAACATATAGAAAAATTGCTAAAAAAACAGGAATAAGTTTAATGGCCGTACATTCTTATGTAAAAAATGCCAGAGAAATAATACAAAAAGAAATACAAAAACAAACTTAATTAATTTATATTTATTTAAATACAATGACACAAACTATTCCGTTTTTCCTGGATTTTACTTTTATTCTAAAAGGATTTTTAATTGCTTGGTTTATTACTTCATTTGAGCCATTACAAAGTTTTTTAACTAAATACATTAAACCTTTTATTTTCTCAGATTATATAGCTAATGGCATTTCTTGTATAAAATGTGTTACATTCTGGCTTTTATTATTCTGGGGGGCATTTAAATTCGATGATATAATGATATTTGATGCAATAACCGGTGCAATAATTGCCATGTCTTTTGATAAAATTATTAATTCATTTAAAACTTATTTATAAATTATGAGCAATCCGGAAGAAGTAACACAAGAAGAATTTGACAAAATGAAATTGCATCATCGAAAATATGATTATACAAATGTTGAGGCAATCGAAGTAGTTAATTTGGTTAGAAAATATATAAACCCTCGCTGCCCAACTTGTGTTACATGTACCTCTAACTTAAGGGACGTAAAGAAAGAATTAAATACATTTTATCTTTTTCATAAAGAAAGTATAGAAAAACGTTTAACCAATCCTACTCCATTGGAGGTTCAGGATTTTCCTGTGTCGGAGGTGGATAATGATGGTACAATCACACATACTTTTCCACCACCGGTTAAAAAGAACTTTAATACTGCTTTAGATAAACTTAATGCTAAAAAAAATAAGAATAAGTAGAATAAGCACAATAAACAGGATTTTACAATACAAATAACAGGATTTTACACAACATTAACATAAAATGGAAGTAATTAACATAAAACAACAAGCATTCATTGATGAGTATATTAAAACAGGAGTTGCTGTTCATTCTTATATGTCTGCATATGAAGGAGTTAGTTATGATAGTGCAAGATCTTTATCTTCTGATTTACTTGCAAAAGATAGCATTCAACAAGAAATAACTCGCCAAAAGGCTCAGCTGGCTCTAAAATCCCAGATTACCCGAGAATCTATACTTCAAGACCTTTTAGATATCAAAAACGCTCAGAAGAACCAAAACTCCATGGCCAGTTTAAAAGCCTTAGAGATAATAAATAGAATGCTGGGCTTCAACGAAGCAAGTAAAATCCAGGTTCAATCTCTAAATTTAGAATTAAAGTTTCCAGACCTTGATGTTCCAAAACTTTTAACTGATAAAGAAATTGAAAATTATTTTAAAGATGAAATATCCGATTCGGAAGAATAATATGAATTAAAACAATAAATTAATAAATTTAAAAAACTATGAAAAGTAAAGAAATTAAATTAGACCTAACACTTGAACAAGTTAACATCATTTTAGCTGGAATTGCTGAATTGCCAGCAAAAATAAGTTTCGAACTAATTCAAAACATTCAAACACAAACAAATAACTTTATTGAAAAATCCAAAACTGAGTGAGAAATATTATAGTATTCTGGATGTTGGAGCCATCAACAGGATTTTACGATTAGAGACTGGTGCCAAAGGCCGAAGTAAAATCCTATTTAGATGTAGTAACTCATTAAGTAAGTATTTAACTCTAAGTTTATGATGAGGCAATAACTATGCCAGCCAATAATCGTGCCACAAATTATTTACAAACATTCGTAAATGCACTGGTTATACGCAAGTATAAATAAAGTTATCAACAATCGATATTCCAGTATGTGTGGGTTATAAATAGTAAAAGGATTTTACGTAAAATCCTACTTAGAGTAGTTACTCATTAAGTGAACCTTAACTTAAAGTGTATGATGAGGTATGATGAGGTATGATGAGTTTTAAAAGTTATAAAAAGTTATTAACATTATTGGATTAGGCAAGTAAAACTATAGGATTGTGCTGAAGAGCTGTAGGATTTTACTGAAGAGCCCTTGGTATATTCTGGATATTGGAGCCATCAACAGGATTTTACGTTCTGGTTTTGAATTTATATAAGCTCATCAGGATTTTACTGAGTGAAGCTGGGTTTACGTAAATCTTTTTTTGGAGCCTCGCCCAGTCAAGCTCTGAAGAGAACCTAAAAATTGAGTCATATATTAACATTAATATGTAAAATCCTATTAATCAGCAACATATATTATTTTTTTTTAATCTATTTAATAATATATGCTCACACACGAGCCACATACATTTATGGAACCAAATCAAAAAACAACATTAAAACTTTTCACGCCTTATGAGGCTCAAAAAGAGATAGTAAAAACTTGTATAGACCTGACTACCAAATATATAGTCTATAATGCAAGTAGACAATCAGGAAAGACATTTCTGATGCAAAATATGGCAGTATATTATGCCTTAAATCTAAACGACCAACATATAATGGTTGTTTCTCCGGTAGATTCTCAATCAAAAAAGATATATAAGCAGATTTTAAATTCAATTATACATTTACCATATGTTAAATCCTATAAAATACAGGCTGGCGATAGTGAAATAGCATTTACTAATGGTTCGGTTATACTTTTTAGGTCAGCGGCAAGCACAAATTCTCTTCGAGGCTACAGTAATACACATTTATTAATGGATGAGTGTGCATTTGTTTATGAGGAGACTTGGACAACTATATTGGCACCCACACTATTAGTTCGCGGAAAAAAAGTAATCTTTGGTTCAACTCCTCGTGGAAAGAATTTTTTCTATAAACTTTTTTTACAAGGAAAAGACCCTGAGAATAAATCTTTTAAAAGTTTTAAAACTACATATATTGATAATCCGTATGCAAATATCGAGTTTATTGAGCAACAAAGAAAAATCCTGCCTATCGATATTTTCGAACAAGAATATATGGCAGAGTTTGTCGATGGTGGTAGTTTATTTAAAAACATAAAGGATTTTACGAAGTTAAATAAGTTATCCGGACCACGTGATTCAGAAACTTACTTCGCGGGAATCGATGTAGGATTTAAGAATGACTTTACTGTTATATCTATATTTAATCAAAGAGCAGAGCTTGTATATATAGATAGATTTAATCAAACAAGTAATGATGAGATATTACGTAGAATAGTCTCGTCACTTAACCTATTTCGGGTTTGTAAGTGCTATATAGAATCGAACTCATTTGGTTTACCAATAATAGAGCAATTAATTTCACGTGGAGCATATCAAGTTGAAGGATTCGCTACAACTTCTACTTCTAAACCATTAATAATAAATGATTTGATTTATGATTTCAATGGAGGAAAAATTCAATTGTTAAATGACCCAAATATTATTTCAGAAATGGAAGCATTTGGTTATTCAATATCAAAAAAAGGAAATGTAACATACCAAGCCAATTACGGGCACGATGATATAATTATGTCATTAGCAATTGGTTATTATTGTATGAAACAAAATCAATATTCCGGCTCATTTATATTTCAATAAACTAAATTTCATTAATTATATTTATTATCAACGAAAGTATGATTTTACTTTTTTACACACTATTTACAAATAAAAAAACAATATGCTAAACTTAAAAATAGAAAATAAAGAATTTTTATTTCCTTCCGGATGGGATGAAGTTACTTTAAAAAATTACATTGATATCTTAAATTCTGCAGAGGATAAAAACTCTTCTTCTATTGAAGTATTTATAAAAACATTATCACTTTTATGTAATAATCCTGAATTTTCTAAAATAGCAATTAATATAAACGTGGATGATTTCAAAAAGATACAGGATTCATTCAAATGGATGAATGTTGAGCCTAAAACTTCGAAAGTTCCTGTAACTTCTTTTAAAATAGATGATGAAGAATGGACAATAAAAAAGGATTTCACAAAATTAACTGTTGGTGAAAGCATTTCAATTGAAACTATGTTAAAAGATAAACAAGCTTTTGATTTAACGCCAACAGAAATAGCATTTGGAGTTTTATTTAGAAGAATACTTCCAGATGGAAATATAGAACCTTTTAATCCGGATAACATTAATTTAATCATCAATGAAAAATCCAAATTTATTATGATAACTGATGTTTATGATATAATTAGTTTTTTTTTGCTTGGAGAGAAAAAACCCTCAAACAATTCAGTGGAATTTTCAACATCCAAAATAAAAATGAAGAACAAGAAGAGTTTTCAACAAAAGATGGAGACCAAATAGATACAAGTTTTAATCGTTGGAGTTGGTTTTCGATAATAGAAAAGCTTGCACAGGGAGATATAACAAAGTTTGAAGAAATATATAAAGTAAATTGGATTTCTGCTTTAAATCTTTTAAGCTTTTGGAAGGAAAAGGAACAATTTTTCGAATCAAAACAAAAACAAGCACAAAAAAATAATATTTATAATTAAATAAATGAGTACAATTCTAACATATAATCAAATTATTTCTGAACTTCGTTCAATTGCGTCTAATCACCGCCAAATAAATTCATTTGATATAGGAAAAGATGAAGATTTCGCCGGTTCAACTAAGTATATATATCCAATACTATTTATAACGCCAATATCTGGTACGTTTTATAAATCAGAAGCAAATGATTCATACAATAGTAAGGATTTTACTGTTGAACTTAAGGTTTTAGATTTAGTTAATAAAGGACTTAATAATATTAGTGATGTTTATTCAGATTGTGAGCAAATAATAAGTGATATTGTAACTGAAATAAATGAAAACGAGAATTATATTGAAAATTCTGTTTCTATCAATTCAGATATTAATTTCGAAGCATTAGAACAATTCAGTGATGAAGAACTTTCAGGATTTAAAACACAAATAACATTTAGGTTAAAAAATAAAAATTCATTCTGCGGGTTACCATTTAGTTCAAGCACTCCAATTCCTGCTATACCTGATGGGAAAATCCTTACTTATAATCAAGTACTTTTAGTTTTAAAAGATATTCAAGAAAGACATTTTCAATTAAATACATTCGGCCATGGCAAAGATTATAATTTTGCAACTTCATTAAAGCCAGTATATCCAGCAATGTATGTTCAATTATCAAATGGAACGTATCCTAAAAGTGAAATTTCTGGCTCATATCCATCAAAATCATTTTTTATTAACTTAAAAGTATTAGACCTTGTAAATAAATCAACTGATAATCAAGATGATGCTCATAGCGACACATTTCAAATGATTAGTGATATAATAACAGAAATAAATGAGCATTCTTTTTATCAATTAGGATTTTTAACATTGGTTGGAGATATAAATTTAGATCCATTAGAAGAATGGAGTGATGAAGAAGTTTCCGGCTGGGCTTGCACATTGGAATTTAAATTAAAAAAGCCGACAAATTATTGCTCATTACCTATATCTTAATTTTTTATGAAAAACGAATTTAAAATAGATTGGAATCCAACTGCTAAATTAATTGAAAAATTAATTAAAGAAAAAATAATTGAAAAAGATTTAGTTAAATCCGGCAAGCTTTTAAATTCAATAGAAGTTATAGCAAATAATGATGGTTCTTTTAATGTTTTAGGAGAAGATTATTTTAAATTTTTGGATGAAAAGCATAAAATATCATCAGAAGTATTAAGTTCAAATGAATTCATAGAATTTGTAGAATCAGAATTAGTAAGGCAGATAGAAAAATCATTTTAAACTAATAAATTAAATTTATATTTATAATAAACAATAAATGGCAAATATTTCAATTTTAAATCCAACACTTTTAGATAACGGTACAGGAAGCCCATTTACAAATTGGGGTATAGGAGCAAACGCCGCATGGACACCTTCTGATACTTATCCATTAAGTAATGGAGCAGATGGAAATTATGTTTCACCAGGAGATAATACTTTATTTCAAACAAATGTTTTTACTGATTTTGGCACATCAACTTCTCATATAATAGAAGTTAATATTTTAGGAGCATCTTCTCCATTTGCTATTGATGTTATGTTTGGAACAGCTACTGCAACAACAATTACAACTACTGGTATTTCTTTAGCTATTGGAGCAGCGGTTGGAAATGCAACTTTAACTTTTAATATTCGTCAAGGTTCCGCAAACATAGATTTTGTAAAAGATTGTTCAAGTATTATTATTTCATCTTTTACTGGAGCAAGTCAAGGATTTATTGCTCCGGTTTATAATCCTATTTATTTTAATGTATTATCGATTTTTTATAGCTTTCCTAATTACAAATATGTATTTGATATTTTTACTGGAAACACAGGTGGAGGCAATGCTCAAGCAAGAGTAAAGCTTTTACCAAGACCAGGTTCAACAGGAAATTGTATATTTTCTCCTGCTCGTATATTAGAATCTTATTTAGGATGCGATGCAAGAATTCAAAACATTGTAGAGCCAACAAATTCAAATAAACATATGATTCCTTATATTTTAAAAATAGGTGAGGAATATGGAACATTAAATACAGGAGTGACAATTTATTCAGCACTTACTTTTTTCTCAGGCTATACTTTTAATGGTGTAAATCAATATGAGCAAATACCTTCTTGGAATTATTCAGATTATTTAATGGGAGGGTCAACAAAGAAATTTTTAACAAATCAGCCAGCGGAAGTTTATATAAAAAATTCTACTGATAGAGGAACTTTATCATTTATGCAAATTTATAGCGCTGCAACAAGAATGAAACTTATAACTTACCAAAATTCAGGTGGAACTAAGACTTATTATTTAGCAAATACAGGTATAACTTCAGATTCTGTTGTACATATTCCATCAGGAATTTGGAATTTAAATAATCTTCCAAATTCCGGAGCTACAATAAATCTTTCAACTGATTATAAATATTCACTAAATGCAGATAATGGAAGCACTATTTCAGAAGTAAAAACCTATTTAATTGATACAAAATGCGGAAAATATTCTACTGTTAGATTACAATTTTTAAACAGACTTGGAGGCTTTGATTATTTTAATTTCAATTTAGTTTCTAAAAAAACGATAAGCGTTACTCGTAATACTTATCGTAAAGTCCTTGATTATAATTATCAATTGGGAGACCGTGGAAGCACTGTTTTAGATGTTGATGGCCAATATTCTTATAAAGTAACATCTGATTGGATTTCAGATGTGGAAAGTGTTTGGTTAGAAGAATTAATTACTTCTCCGGAAGTATTTGTAATTAATAGTGATGGAACAGCGACACCAATAATATTAGATGAATCAAATTTTGAAGTAAAAAATTCTCTAAATGATAAATTATTTAATTATAGTTTTTCTTATAAACTTGCTTCAAAATTTAATGGACAAAGAAATTAAAAAATGGAAAATAAATTAGAACTTGGATTAATTAGCACTGCTTCAACAAATTCTGTTGGATTTTTAGATACTTATGGAGACGAACCGGTAAATATTAAAATGTCTATTTCGGACATAAAAGATATTTCAAAACGAAGTGCACCATATACACAAAGTTTTACTATACAAGGTTCTGAAAAAAATAATAGATTACTTACTCAAATATTTAATATTGGTTCTGATAGCACTTTTGATGCAAGGAAAAAAACACCAGCATACTTAGCAGTTGATTCAATACCTGTAATGCAAAATGGTGTTTTTCAATTGGTAGGAATTGCTGTTAATGAAAATAAAAAAATAGATTATCAAGTTACTATTTTTTCTGAAAGTCAGGATTTATTTAAAAATATTGGAGATGCCTATATTGAAGATTTAGATTTCTCTGATTTAAATCACGTTTGGGATTATTCAGGAATAACATTATCTTGGACAGGCTCAAATCAATCATATTTTTATCCACTTATTGATTATGGTTATGATTTAAATATAACTGATATGAATATCGGGATGGGAGTTAAAGCGGAAGAAATGTTTCCTGCTTTACAAGTAAAAACCATAGTTGATAGAATATTTTCTGCTGCCGGTTATAGTTATGATTCAACTTTTTTATCCGGAACTTATTTTACAAATTTATATATTCCATTTAACGGAACAACTGAATTAAATCAAGATAATTCTTTTGCAACAGGAAGAAGTTTTGATGTTGGCATAAGTACTGATTATACTTTAACAAAAACTTTAACTGCAGGTATTTTACAGGATTTCACAGATCAAATTACAATACCATTAAATAAAGAAACTCCGGCTCCTTATTTTGATAATGGAAATTTATATGATACAACAATTTATAAATATTCAGCAGACACATCTTCTGTTCAACAGTTTTCAATAACTTTAGATGAGGAATTTACAAGAAGTAATACAAATGTTGCTCCTGTAATATCAAATGTTATTATTAAATTTTACCGTTCAACTTATTCAGGTGGATTTGAGGGAAGTTTTTATTCACAATCAGATGTTTTAAATACATTTAATGGAGATATAATATTAAACAATAGAAAACTAAAAACTTATTTAACACCACCTTTAGATGGAAATGTTGGAACTCAATTTGGAGTAGTTCAACCAGGAGAACTTTTTTATGTTACAATTAGACTTGACACAAAAATAAACGTAGTAGGAGCAGGAGGTGATTTAAATTATAACTTATATTCTGTCGGAACTAATTTTTATAATAAAGTTTCTACAAAAGCTTTACCCGGACAAACATTAATATTTAATGGTATTGTTCCAAAAAAGATTAAGCAAAAAGATTTTTTAAACTCATTAATTTACATGCATAATCTTTATCTTGATCCTGTTAAAGATAATACAAAAAAAATAATAGTAGAACCTCGTGATACTTATTTTTCAAGAGGATTAAGAACAAAAGATTGGACAAAAAAATTGGATTTAAAATTTCCAATAAGTCAAAAATTAATATCAGAACAACAAAATAAAAAAATAATTTTTACTTATAAAGAAGATAAAGATTATTACAATGAAGACTATAAAACAACAACCACCAGAATATTTGGAGATGAATATTTTATAATTGATAATGAATTTATTGATGGTGAGAAAAAAATAGAAGTTATTTTTTCTCCAACACCTTCTGCATCAGTTCACGAATCGTCATTATCTAGTTCTTCTACTGTAAATGAATTTGTTATTCCTAAAATAGGAAAGAAAGATTCAAATAAAAATTTTGGGAGAACTGATTTTAATATTAGGATTTTACAAAAAAATACTGCAAATATATTACCTTTACCTTCTGCTGATTCTTGGTTATTAAGTGGTCAAACTCAAACTTATTTTCCTTATTTAGGAATGTTAAATCATCCTTCAACAGGGACTACTGATATCGCATTTGGAAAAGTTGATTATGAATATTATAATTTAGATTCAATTACTGATAATAATTTAATAAATGCACATTGGAAAACTTATCTCGATGGTATTGCTGATAAAGATTCAAGAATAATTTCTTGTAATATTTATTTAACTCCACAAGATATCAATGATTTTAAATTCAGCGATTCTATTTTTATTGATGGAATAAGTGAAGATGGAGCGGGACATTATTTTATAGTAAATTCAATTAATTATTCTCCAACATCAAATGAAAGTTCAAAAGTTGAATTAATTAAATTAAAAGAAAAATTTGTAAGTACAACTACAAGTACTTCTATTTATCACCCATGGAATAATCCAGGTGACCCTGTGCAAGTTGTTGCTGTTGGTGGACCAAAAATTTTATCAACAGGAGGAATTGGAAGTGGACAAGGAGTGTTTATTGATTATGGTTCACAAAATTCAATAGCAGTTGGTAGAGATTTAATAATAGGAGCAGGCTCTCCTCGTTCGATGATTGTTGGTTCTGGTTCTACAATTGATTCTGGTTTAAAATCAACATTTATTTTTGGAGATAATATTTCAGCGAATATAGCAAATACTGTTTATGTTCCAAATTTAATTTCATTAAGTGGAATATCAACAAATGGTATTTCTGCAACAACATTTTTTTCAGGCTCAACAAATTTAGAAACAATTATTTCAAATTTAGCTTCTGGAATTGAAGATATAACAAGAGTTCAACCTGGAAGTAATATCACTACCGGTGGAACTGCAAATCTTCCAATTATTAATGTAGTTGATTCTCCGAGTTTTAACTCAATATCATCATCAGGAGCAAGTTCGTTTACAACATTATCTGCAAGTACATTAATTTCAGGCTCAACAAATATTGAAAATATATTTATTCAAGGTTCTGGTTCAACAAATACTATTCCGCTTTGGAATGGAAATAAAGTTTTGGGAAATTCTATTTTAACTCAAGGCACAACAGGATTAACAGTTAATGGTTCGATTCAAATTTATGGAAATGTAGATGTTCTTGGAACAGCAACAACTTTCAATACAGCAACGGTTCAAACTTCTGATAATAATATTGTAATGAATCTTTCAGGTTCACATTTAAGTGCGTTAAATGGTGGAATTTCAGTTTTATCAGGATTAACAAACGGTGTCGCGTCAACTTGGACAATTGATTCAAAAGGTGCTTGGTCTGCAAATACAGAAATATTGACCTCAGCTATAACTGTTAATGGTGGAAACATTTCAGTAACAAATGGTTCTTTTATTTCAGGCTCAACAGATGTGTCAACCCTGTTTGCAACACCTGCTAATATTACTTTAATTAATTCTCAACTTGCAACCAAAGCAAACCTAAGTGGAGCTACATTTACAGGACAAGTTAACGCTCCTTCTTTAAGTGCAACTACAATTAGTGGAGGAACAATTAATGGAGGGATTTTACTTTCTGGAAATACAAATCTATATAATATTTTTTTAACCACTAATGATGGAAATGATATAACCAGAGTTCAACCTGGAACTAATATTACAACAGGTGGAACTGCAAATAATCCTACTATTAATTTAGTAAATTCGCCATCTATAGCTTCAATTACAGCTTCAGGAGCAAGTTCTTTTACGACTTTAACTGCTACAACATTAATTTCAGGCTCAACAGATGTATCAACTTTATTTGCAACTCCAGCAAACATAACTTCAATCAATTCGCAACTTGCAACTAAGGCAAATCTAAGTGGAGCTACATTCACAGGTACTGTCAATGGTGGAACCATTGTTGGTACAACGATTTTTGGAACTGTGCTTTCTGGCAATACACTTTATTCGGGTGCTTCAGATGTGAGTTTATTATTCGGCTCAGCAGCACTTGCCGGTACTCATTCAGCTCAGCTTTTAACAAAGGCAAATCGTTCTGGTGATACATTTACAGGACAAGTCAACGCTCCTTCTTTTAGTGCTACAACTGTTTCAGGAGCTACAATTTTTTCAGCAAGTACAGACGTAAGTTTATTATTCGGCTCAGCAGCACTTGCCGGTACTCATTCAGCTCAGCTTTTAACCAAGGCAAACCTAAGCGGAGCAACATTTACAGGCACCGTTACTGGTGGAAATATAGCAGGTACAACGATTTTTGGAACCACTATTTCTGGAAATACTCTATATTCGGGTGCTTCAGATGTATCAACCTTATTTGCAACACCAGCGAACATAACTTTAATTAATTCACAACTTGCGACAAAGGCAAATCTTAGCGGAGCCACCTTTACCGGTACTGTTAACGGTGGAAATATAGCCGGCTCAACAGTATTTGGTACTATCCTTTCCGGAAATACACTTTACTCTGGAGCTTCTGATGTATCAACCTTATTCGCAACACCAGCAAACATAACTTCAATTAATTCACAACTTGCAACAAAAGCCAACCTTTCAGGTGCTACCTTCACAGGTACTGTTACTGGTGGAAACATAGCTGGAAGTACAGTTTTCGGAACTACTCTTTCTGGCAATACTTTATATTCGGGTGCTTCAGACGTAAGTTTATTATTCGGTTCAGCAGCACTTGCCGGAACACATTCAGCTCAGCTTCTAACTAAAGCAAATCGTTCTGGTGATACATTTACAGGTCAGGTTAACGCTCCTTCATTTAGTTCTACAACTATTAGCGGTGGAACTATATTTGGTATTGATTTAAAAATTTTAAATAGTAACAATGTTAAATCGTCCATATTTCAGTCTACAACTGATACCACAACTGCACCAACAGTAATTAGCGCTTCAACATATTTACATTTAGGCAGTAATGAATATAATTTAAATTCTTACAGATTAATAGGATTTGGTTATAATTCCGGATTAGCTAATATTGCGCCAGCATATATAGGATTTCAAGAGAAAAGTATTGTGGGTCACACACTTGGAGATTTAATTTTTGGAACAAGAAATTCAACACTTAGTAATGCTACACCAACAGAAAGAATGAGAATTACCGCTGGAGGAAATGTCAATGCATATTCACTAAGTGGAGGCACGTTTTCAGGCGGAACTATTCATTCAGGTTCAACTGATGTATCAACTTTATTTGCAACGCCAGCGAACATAACTTTAATCAATTCGCAACTTGCAACAAAGGCAAACCTAAGTGGAGCTACATTTACCGGTACAGTTACAGGTGGTAATATAGCAGGTTCAACAGTTTTTGGAACTGCACTTTCTGGAAATACACTTTACTCTGGTGCTTCAGATGTATCAACTTTATTTGCAACACCAGCGAACATAACTTTAATTAATTCACAACTTGCAACAAAAGCCAACCTCTCCGGTGCTACCTTTACCGGCACTGTTAACGGCGGAACCATTGTTGGTACAACGATTTTTGGAACCACTATTTCTGGAAATACTCTATACTCGGGTGCTTCAAATGTATCAACTTTATTTGCAACACCAGCGAACATAACTTTAATTAATTCACAACTCGCAACCAAAGCCAACCTTTCCGGAGCCACATTTACCGGCACTGTTACAGGCGGAAACATAGCTGGAAGCACGGTATTTGGAACTATTCTTTCTGGAAACACTTTATATTCAGGCTCAACAGATGTATCAACTTTATTTGCAACGCCAGCGAACATAACTTTAATCAATTCACAACTTGCGACAAAGGCAAATCTTAGTGGAGCAACATTTACTGGTACAGTTACCGGTGGAAACATAGCCGGAAGTACAGTGTTTGGAACTATTCTTTCTGGAAACACTCTATATTCGGGTGCTTCAAATGTTAGTTTATTATTCGGTTCAGCAGCACTTGTAGGAACCCATTCAGCTCAGCTTTTAACTAAAGCAAATCTATCAGGAGCTACATTCACAGGTCAAGTTAACACTCCTATTTTAAGTGCCACAACAATAAGTGCAACTACTGCTATAATTAATAATAATTACACTTCTGGAGCATTAACAGTTGGAGCAAACTCAAATAATGGAGATTTTGTTCAATTTACAGATACATTTGATGGGACTGTTTTTAACACTTCAAATTGGACTGCTACTGGCGTAGTCACACAAAATAATGATTTATCAATATCTGGAATTAGTAATTGGACATCACATGGTATTACAAGTACCCAAGCTTATGATAGAACAAACACACTTACATTAATGATGGATGTTATTAATCCAAATGCAACAAGTTACGCGATGTATGGATGGGCTAGTACGACAACTATGAATTATACCAATATGCCACACGCTATTTATTTTTATAATGGTGGTGGTATTGCAATATATGAAAATGCTGTTTCAGTATTTACAACTTCTTATGTATATACAGCTGGTATAACTTACAGACTTAAAATAGTAACAAATGAAAATTATGGAGCTAAATATTACTTAAGTAATAATAGTGGCGATACTTGGACAACATTATATGATGGTAGTGCTAATACAAGTGTAACACAATCACCTTTATATGTTAGAGCGTCTATATATGCGCCGGCAGGTGTTATAATTGACAATGTAAGTGTTAGTAATGGAATTGACGTATTGAATCCAAGTCAATTTTTTCCTAAAAATTTAAGTATCAGAGGTACAGTTAACGCTCCTTCTTTTAGTGCTACAACTGTTTCAGGAGCTACAATTTTTTCAGCAAGTACAGACGTAAGTTTATTATTCGGTTCAGCAGCACTTGCCGGTACTCATTCAGCTCAGCTTTTAACTAAAGCAAATCTAAGTGGAGCAACATTCACAGGTAATATATTAGCTCCAAGTTTATCAGCCACAACTGTTACAGCTACAACCGTTGGTGGTGGAACATTGTATTCAGGCGCAACAGAATTATCATTAATTACAAACGCTCAAATAAATGCGAATAGAGTATTTGTACAACCAGGAAGTAATATCACAACCGGTGGAACTGCAAACTCTCCAATTATCAACGTTGCTACAAGCCCTTCATTTAATGCTTTGACATTATCTGGAATTTTAACAACTTCTTCATATATTAGTTTACCAAATTATTCACAGGTTGATTTTAAAAACACTGCTGGAACAGTTGGGTATGGAGAAATATTCGTAGACAATGCAACAGGAACATATGCTGGTCCAAATGGTATGGTATTTTATTTAAATGGTGCTACAAGAATTGCTATTTTATCTGGTGGGAGTGTGGGGATTGGTACAGCTTCTCCTTCTCAAAAATTAGAAGTAAACGGTAGTGCTATAGCTAATACTTTTAGTGCTGTTACAATAAGCGCTTCCACTTCTGTTACTTCTCCTTTAGTTATTGGTGGAACTTCTACAACTCAAGCTTTAACTTTTAAACCCACAACTGGTGTTGCTGGTGCAGGTGCTGATATTATTTTTAAAGGTGGTACTGATGGTGGTACTGAATTTATGAGGATTTCTGGGCAAACTGGATATGTTGGGATTGGCACAGCAACCCCTTCAAGCAAATTAGAAGTTAAAGATGGCATTTTTCAATTATCTGATTCTGATTTAGCTCACGGTATGACAGCTATAACACCAACAAACGTGTATGGTTATATGGGTCCAATTTCCAGTACATTAGGTGGATTGAATGTTGTTGGAATAAGTAGCGGTGATACAAAGGCATTAAATATCTATGCTATTATTGGATCAAGTAATCCAACTGATACAACACCAGCAGCCACTATTATTGGTGGCAAAGCTAATGGTACAGCTTGGCAAGCACTTTCTCCTTCTGAAACATTGTTGCAAATTAAAAATTTTACAACAAATTTAGTAACAGTTTTAGGTGGTGGAAACGTAGGCATAGGAACAGTTACTCCTGGTTATAAATTAGATGTACAATCATCTACCGTTTCAGTACAAGCAAACATTGGTAGTGCTGTACAATCTTCATACACAGAATTAATATTTACCGCATCAGGTGGAACCTCTGAAATTTTTAAGAATGGTTCAGGCAATGTTGGTTATGGTGGCGTTAGTTCATTAAATTTTTATCATAGCGCAGCTAAACCATTCGCTTTTTTTCATACATCTACCGAGTTAATGAGAATACACACAAATGGTTATGTAGGAATTGGGACAGCAACGCCTGCAGATAGATTAGTAGTAAAAGGTTCTGGTACAGGTAGTGTCCTTATTGACAGTTGGTCTTCAAATACAGCTTATGGAGTAATTAGTCTTAATGGTTTAAATGGTTTAGGTTCAAATTTTTATAGTGCACCGGGAAAATCATTGTATATTAATAGACAAACTGGGTTAAATATACATTTTAGAGAGAACAACGTTGATCAAATGATATTATCAACAGGTGGAAATGTCGGAATAGGAATTTCACCTACTAATCCGCTTCACATAAGTAAAGATGAAGTTAGTTATTTGCTTGATGGAATTAAGATAGACAGGAAAACAACTACAGCATTTAGTCTTATTAATACATCCCAAGGTGTTTCAAATTTCATTGCAGGTGATTCAGGAACATATGGATATACTTATTTCCAAAGAACTAATGGAACTACTACTGCTCCAAGTATGGTTATATTACCTTCTGGCAACGTTGGAGTTGGAATTCCTAATCCAGTAACCTTACTTGAAATAACCGGTAGTTCAACAAATAGTTCATTGAAAGTAGGAAGTATAGAACTCCAAGGATATGCAGTAAGTGATGTAATGATAAGTGACAATATTTATTACAATGGTGGTTGGAAATATAGAGCTAATGGTTATGGCAATGTTATTGAAATGGCTAATGGTAATTTTTATTTTTATACTGCTCCAAGTGGTGCTACCGGTGCAGCAACATTAAGCACAAGAATGTTCATTAGTCTTGCTGGTAACGTCGGCATAGGAACAACAACGCCACTTCTCAAAACTCATATTAAAGGAACAGCATCTTATCCCTCATCATCTGGACAAATTGCAAATGGATTATTTGTTTTAGATGGATCTCAGGATGAAGTAATGACAATGGGGGTAGGTAATGCTTCCCCATACGGAAGTTGGATTCAAGCACAAAATTTAACTAATTCTAACACAACCAGACCATTAAGTTTGAACCCTAACGGTGGTAACGTCGGCATAGGAACAACTTCCCCTTCTCAAAAATTAGAAATAAGTGGTAGTGCAATAGCCAATACTTTTAGTGCTGTTACAATGTCAGCAAGTACATCATTGATAACACCACAAATTTATGGCAGTAATGCAGCTAATGGTGTTATAACAATTGATGGTACAAGTAATGCAACAAAAACTACTAGCTATGTTAATCTACAACCAACTGGTGGTAATGTAGGTATTGGAATAACAACCCCAACAAGTATTCTACACATCAAAGGCACAGATGTTAATCAATTTCAAATATCAAGTAATACAGGTGGCGCTAATGTTGCAACATTTTTAAATTTAGAAAGTGCAACCAATACAGGTTCTGCATATTGGGACATTAACAGAAAGACTGTTGATGGTATTTTTGGTTCTACAGTCGCAACGCATTCTAGAATCACCATGCAATCATCGACTGGATCTGGCTATATATCTTTCAGAACTTCCAATACTGATAATACACTTGCACCAGAAGTAATGAGAATTGCCGGTACTGGAAGTGTAGGCATAGGAACAACCACCCCCTCTCAATTATTACAAGTAGGAAGTTCAGCATCAACAGCAAATCAATACATTAGAATAGATGCAGCAAATGGGTATCAATCAGCTTTAGAATTTACAAATGCAGCAACACAAAAATGGGTTATATATAGACCTGCAAGTTCTAACGATTTGAATATTTATAACCCTACCGTAGGAACTGTAATGGCATTTTCTCAAACAACTGGAAGTATTGGAATAGGCACAACATCATTTGTTACCAACGCAAAACTTTCAATAAAAAATGGACATATTCAAAGTCAACAGGATTAAAAAAATTTAAAAATTATGGGATATGAAAATTTAAAACTATTTAATAAATAAAATGGCTTTACCAACAATTGGACATACAAGAGGAATATCTTCTTCTTCAATTAATAAAGCAACAGATGTTGCTGGAAATGTAACTTTTGCATTAAGTTCTTCTATAGCAAGTACTGTAACTATTTCATTTGGTTATACATATGGTATTGCTCCAATTGTTATAATTTCTCCAATAAATTCAGTTTCAGCAACTGATTCTTCTTTAATTTATGTTACAAGCACACAAAATGATTTTACAATTAATATTAGCGCTGGTGCTAATATTACACTTAGTCATTCATATAATTATCACGCTTTTGAAACTCAAACAAATAATGCATCTGGTTTAACTATAGCAACCGGTGCGGCAGCAACAACATCTAGTAGAACAAATGCAACAGATATTGCTGGTCATTTTTCAATTACTCCAAAATTAAATAATGCAGGAACTGGAGCAACAATAACATATGGTTATACTTATGCAACTGAACCAATTATTGTAATAAGTCCAACAAATGTTTTAGCAGCCATAGATAATATATGTGTTTATACAACATCATATTTAAATAAATTTATTGTAAATACAACTTCTGCTATTTTAGCAGAAGTTCATACTTATGATTATCACATTATTGAGACTCAGTCAAATAATGCTACATTTAATGCAATAACAACTACTACTTACGTCGCAGGTTCACAATCGAGAACTAAATGTACAGATGTGGCAGGTAATGTACAAATAACTCCAACTACAGCAGCAGGAACTGTAACATTTCCATTTGGTTATTTATATGTAACAGCACCTATAGTTGTAATTTCTGCTACCAATTCAGCAGGAGCAGTTAGGATGAATTCAACTTACGTAACTTCAACTACTTCGTCTTTTACATTAAATTTAGGTGTAGGAACAACTGATGTAGCAAATTTCACATATCACGTAATAGAAACTATCATATAAAACAATTAATAGTTTTTTATATTTATAAAAAAGAATAATAATGGCAAAGGATATAGAATTAAAAATAAAAATAGATACCGGTCAAGCATCTCAAAATGTTGGAAAAGTTGTTGATGAAATGACTCGTCTAAAAAAAGAGACTAAAGCTGCCATGTCTGATGCCATAAAAGGAGTTGCTGGTGCTTCTGAAAGAGTTGCTGAATTAAAAGATAAAATGGAAGACCTTAATGAAGCTACAAATTCATTAAAAGGGTCAGGAATTGAAAAATTAAACTCATCTTTAGGATTATTAAAAGAAGGATTTGTAAACGCAGACCCAGGAAAACTTGGAGCTGGATTTAAAGTTTTGGGTTTAGCAATGAAAGCTATTCCAATTTTTCTTTTAATTGAGGGAATTAAATATGTAATTGAAAATTTTGAAAAACTAACTCAATCAGGTGGTTTAATAGGAAAAGTTTTTGGATTTATTAAAGATGTAATTGATACAGTTATTCAAGCTTTTAAGGATTTAACTGATTGGTTAGGAATAACTAATAATGCTATTGAAGATAATGCTGAAAAAACAATAGAAGCGTCTAAAAAAGCAGGTGCAGCAGTAACACAAAGATATGATGATGAAATAAAACTTGCTAATGCAGCCGGAAAAGATGTTACTACACTTGAAAT